CTTCCAAAAGGAACAGAGTCCTTATGGGGAGAAATGGGAACACTTAGCACCATCAACCCTCAAATACAAGGCAAGTCGGGGTTTTATTATGCAAATATTACAACGCCAAGGATTGTTGCGATCTTCTATTCGGTATCGGATTGAAAAAGGAAGGGTTGAGGTAGGGAGTCCATTGCCCTATGCCTCCTATTTACAAGAAGGCACTAAGAAAATGCCTAAACGTCAATTTTTAGGAGTAAGTCAACGCGATCGCAGGGAGATTATCGCTATTCTAAAGGGTTCTCTTCGTTGATCTCGACAAGTTTATCAATAAGACCTGGGTTGATTTCTTGAGGGATTTCTTGCTCAATAATCTTTAAAGTTTCCTTAGTCCAAGCAAGGATCAATCGTTCTGCCTCCGATTGATCCTCAGAAATTAACGAAGCGATAATCAATAGTTCTACGAAATCCGTCCGCCGCTCCCCCATTAAAATCCGTCGAATTGTCTGCCAATCCCATCCACTTTTTTCACTAAATTCCATCATCCCAAAATTTGCATTTATAAGATCCCGTCGAATTGACCGACCAAGAGCGCGATAGGGAGCCAACGCACCAGATCCTAGTGTCTTCTTAGAAGGATACTCTCTTTTGATAGTAGTCATTATTTATATCTAAATCATTGGTTTAATTTTAGTCGATTTTCTTATATAGAAATTATTTTTTTACACCATCTTTAAATGACTGATAAGGTGCGTTATTCTTTAACAAGAATTATTTTTTTTGTATTGAGAAATGGTTGAAATCAGGCTTGATGCTCCAGCTAAATTTAGGGTAATCAGAACTGATGATGGTCGCCTCCATTGTGAGGGGTCTTTTTGTCGTGATGGGGTGTTGGAATATCGTCAGCCTGATGGCTCCATAGTCCACGAACTCAGGAGACCGGAAACCAATGCAGAACTAGCCACAGTGGAGAGTTTTAAGCTCCTCCCCCTGGTAATTGAACATCCCCATGTTGGGCTTCTTAATAGCGAAAGTTATAAGGATTACGCAGTCGGGATGACTGATTCTTCTGCTTATTACAACAAGGCTGAAGGGGTGATCGAAGGCTTGGTGTCGTTTTTTGATGCTAAAGCGATCGCCCTAATTGATTCAAGGGAAAAGGAACAGTTGTCTGCGGGATATACCTGCGATATCAAACAAGGGGCAGGGGTATGGAATGGTCAACACTACGACAGAGAACAGATTAATGTTCGTGCTAACCATTTGGCTTTAACGAGCCGAGGAAGGGCAGGAGAAGATGCCCGTCTCCGATTAGATAGTGCTGCGGGGATTGGGCAAGCTATTGTAGGGCAAGCTGTTGAAAACCCTAGTAACCCCAACAAAACCAAAGATAATGGAGATAATGAACAGCGCATGGCAATAATTAGATGCGATGGAGTCGAATATTCAGGAATCCCTGAAGTTTTCGCTTCTATTAGTGGTACTCGATTCCGTGAATTAAAAGAATTAAAGGAACGCCACGATTCGCTTGTTACACGGTTTGACGCTACGATTCGGGAGAATCGGAAGCTAGAAGCCGCACAAGAGAACTACCAGTTTCGGTTGGATAACCTGGAAATCATTGTGGACAATGCTGACAATGTCCTTGGTGAGTTAGGTTATTACCGGAACGACATGGGGCAATACGTCCGTGTTGATGGGGGCAAAAAGAAAATGATGTCTTTTGTTCCCGAAGATGAAGAAATGATGGAAGATGAGGACAATGAAGATGAAGAAATGATGGAAGATGAGGAGGTTATGGAAGAAAAAGAAACCATGACTTCCAGAAAGAAAAAAAAGTCCAAACCTCGTGCTGATGGCGACGATGAAGGCGAGAGTGATTACCGTGGTGATTCAATCGGGGATCTGTTGGCGATTTGGAAGGAAGCCGACAGTTTGTTACCAGGGTTCTCTGACACTCGGTTTGATAGTGGCTTCTCCACTAGCGATATCAAGCGCACTTTGTTGGCTGAAATCGAACCCAATATGGATTTGACGTTCCGATCCGATTCTTATGTAGACGGGGTTTTTGCCTACATTCAGGAGAATTATGATTCTTCTTCTACCGATCCAGGTGACGAAGAAGAAGGGGATGACGAGGAGGAAGACGATGGAGACTCGGAGGAGTTTTCCCATCGCCTTGATTCGGTACTCAAAAGACCTGCTCAATCTACCTACGGAGATGAACTCACCGAATGGGAAAGACGACGGGTAGATGCCTATAAGCAGCCTTTAACGATAGGAAAAACACGCACGGGGTTTACTAGATAATGCGGTACAATTACAATCTTCAATTTGATCGGGCGACTCCTGGCATGGGCGAGGGATCTATTAATTTTCCGAGGGTCAAAGCCCTTGTTTCTGTCAAGAATGCTGTTAAAGAGGTCTGGACTCTGGCGGTTCCTGCCTCCCCCACTTCTAGCACTACATATACCGTCAAATTAAACAACGGACTAGGTACGGCACGTTTTACAACCGACGCTAGTGCCACTCAAGCGGAACTGCAAGCTGGTTTATTGAATGCAATCCGAATAAACCCTGCTTTTGGGCGACGAGGGATTGCTGCTGTTGGTGGGAATAATGTGTTGTTTACAGCACTGGAATATGGTATCGAAAATATCCTAACAGTTACTGGTGCTAGTTTAACAGCAACTAAAACTACGGCGATGACCATACCTCTTCCTGTCCCCTTCGGTCGGTTTGTCGCCAGAGCAAACACTGAAACCGATCCCAAAGTTGCAGGGCTTCCTACTGCTACTACTGACGTAATCCTGGGCATTACTCGAATCGTCAAAGATATCGAAATGCAGCCTTTGATAAATCAAGGTGCAAGCTATGGTGGAACGACTTACCCATATCAAGATGTGATGGACGTGGTTGACCGGACAGGAGAATCGTCAGGGATCTGGGTTGAATGTGTCGAGACGGATATCACAATTAATGATGCCGTCTATGTCTCTATTGCTGCGGGACACGAGGGGAAAGCAACAAAGGTGACAAGTGGCACGATTAATATCTCCACGAAGGCTGAGTTCAAGTGTTCCCCCGTAGTCACTAGCACTGGTGCGGTGTGCGTTTTGATCGGCTTCAATGTTCCCTAATTTGTATAGAAAGAATTTATAAACTATGATGAACTTTTCTGGGACTACAAGGTTAGATGCTGATGAAATCGGCACGTTCTTTGGCTCTCTGATGGATTTAGAGGCTCAGATAGATAAGGAATTTGACCTTGCGGACTATCCTTTCGCTGCTGGAGTCATTTGCCCTCTGAATATCCAAAACAAGCCCTGGGCAAAAACCTGGGGGTATCGGTGGCTCCGCCACGTTGGGCAGTTCAAGTTAATCCGAAACTACACCACAGACCTTCCCGAAGTGGAACTGGTCTATGGCGAGATGAAGATGCCGATTCATAAATGGGGACAAGGCTATAGCGTCTCTGAGGATGATATCGCGGCTGTTAGTCGGATGGGCGAGAGTATTGAAGAAGACAAAATCTGGACAATTCAAGAAGCCGCACAACAAAAAATCAATCAGTTGGTGGC